GTTTCACCTTACGGTGGATTGTCTAGGAAAACCTAGCTTACTCCATCAATTAAGTTGAAGCTATGCGGCTGATGGATCTCCATCAACAATTGAGTCAGTGCGACTCCATGACTGCTCTTCGAGCAGCTTTAAGGCCAAAGGCCTTGCTACCAAATGGTAGAGGTGCAGAAGCACCTTCGTAACAGGGTCGCCCATGAGGGCGCCCCGCTGTGTAATGAAAAAGTCAAGGACTTTTTCGTCATCTAGGAACTCGACTTGTCGGGGTCCTAGTAATGCAAACATAATTGTTTGACGATACCAAGTTGGGAAACCCATCTTGGAGAACAGGCGATTTAACATCACCTGAGACATATAGGGGTCACAGTGATCTGTGGCCTCTGACCAGTCTGTCGAAAACAGACAAAGATTCTCAGTTCCTGAGAATATGAATTGAGCGTTGGGATTCCCAACGTTCATACGCTTGAAAAAATTCCAAGCATGAGCAGCGGCACCAATGCCGCTTTCACTGGAGGGTATCTTCTCCAGAAATTCCAAGCACATATGCGATGCTGGGTGTAAGAATGCGGCATGCGCAATCGGTGTTACCGTTATGGCACGGTACTTCCCTAGTTCAGCGACTAGGCTAATTCTCATTGACATGAGATTCTTCTCGTAACAGGATGACCTGTCACGAAATTGTCCACAAGAATAGTGGAAAAGCATCTCCCCAGGAGATGAATTATCCTTTGTTAGGATTGCGCCCGTTAGGTCGCCTGTCTGGAGGTTTACCTCCTGAATCTCGGGATTCTCTTGCAGAATCCTCCTGGTGGCTTCTAGTTTACCACCCTCTTTCACTTTTGTGAAAAACTCTCCTGAGTCGGAGAGAGATACTTTTGCGGATGACACTATCCGCTCCCACATTTTGTTGTGGTGCGTGGTGCTTAACAGCACCTCATTGTAAGTGGAATCAACCACTTTATGAAGCAAGGGCATGATTGCCTTTGCATGTTCCGGGGAAGCCGGAGTTGTCAAAGTGACTTTGACCTTTTGTAACGCGTCTGCGTACATAGACCGGGGTGGAACCCCGGAAGCTCTGGTTTGACAGAGAATGCTTGCTTTATACAAGTCCATTGCATTTGAAATGCTAAGAAGAGAAAGGATTCTCTTATAAAAACTCAGTTCTCTGGGAACTGAAATATTGGCGTAATTGCCAACAGTACGGAAGGCTTCTTCCTTGATGGATTTTCGTAAATCCTTGATCCCTTTGAAGAGGGAGGTCCTCTCGGACCCATTATGAAAATAATCATAGAGTAAATTGCTGATCAAGCAATTCTGAATCTGGTCAATAAAAGTCCAGGATTGTACCCAGGGAACCTGGGGAAAAGCAAGTATAACTTGCATGATTACGCCATCACATGTGGCTAAAACTTGGTTCAGCTTTCGTGCTGCACCGGAAATAAGTCGTTTTGAAATGACTTCAGCATGGGTCTCTGGCCCATTTGGGCGGGTAAAACCCGCAAATAAACGTGCTAGCACGTGTTTGTTCGCAGGCGCGAGCCTACGATACCAATAAGTCCCTTTAAAAAGGGTCGACAGCGCAACTTTAACAGTTGGCAATTCTGAGAACCGATAACGTTCACTGAGACCAGTAATTGGTCGAGGGAGTTTACACTCCCAAATATTGTCAGCATTGTGACAAACATGGACTTTCGGAAAGTCCTTTTCCTCCTTGTAGTTGGAAACATGGCCTGTTAAAACAGTCCGATTGAAGTCGAAAAGACTTCTATGCTGTAGCCCGGGGCCACAGGTACAAAGGTGTTCACCTTTCTTTCCATACTTTAAAATATGGGTAGAGCAAAAGCTCTTTAGAGTCAGAACATCTGACTCGAAGTCCCACGGAAGTGGGACGTTCGCAGCGATAACTAAATCGCTACACATTGCCTCAAAGAGGGCCCCGGCACTAACCGGTCTACGAACCCTATTTATTAGGTTCAGGCGATTTCCCGCCTTTTAGAGCCGTTAGGCTCGTTCAGATGTTAGTGTAAGAGCAAGTTAAGCCAACTAACAATAAAACTCTCGAGAGAGAAAAGCCTGAGTGCTT